GGTCTAATAGGTCACATCAAAGGGGAAGGGAAACTTTCCCCTTTTTATCGTTTACAAATCATTGAAAATGTGGTATAATATACATTATGAAAAGCTTTTACACCAACGTCTCTCGATATGGCAACTCTATTCTACTTCGTGGATATGATGAGTTTGGCAAACGAGTAACAGACAAAATAAAATATCAGCCAACATTCTTTGTTGCAACTTCTCGTCCTACTAGTTGGAAATCTCTTACAGGTATTCCTGTTGCTCCAGTTCTTATGGACTCTATGCGTGAAGCAAAAGAATGGCTACAAGTTAACAAACAAACAGCCGGTCGACAAATCTTTGGTAATGATCGGTATATCTCTACATATATTAATGACAACTTTCCTGGTGATATCGAATTCGATCGAAATAAGATTAACGTAACTACAATCGATATCGAGGTTGCTTCTGATGACGGATTTCCAGAACCAGAAAAAGCAGATAAACCTGTCATCGCAATCACAATTAAAAACAATATTGACAACACATACTATGTCTGGGGTCTTGGAGACTATGATGTAGAATCCACAATGATGAAGACTCATCGTGTTGTTTATCATAAGTATGCGTCAGAAGCTGATTTGCTTATCAACTTTATTACGCATTGGTCATCGCACGCTCATTCTCCAGATGTAATTACTGGTTGGAACGTAAGATTCTTTGATATTCCATATCTTGTAAATCGTATCCATAGAATGCTTGGCGAACAATATGTCAAACGACTGAGTCCCTGGGGTTTGGTTGGAAGACGTGATGTAACTAAGATGGGTCGTACTCAGCAAGCATATGATCTTACTGGTATTTCGATTATTGATTACCTAGACCTCTTTCAAAAGTTTGGATACTCGTATGGTCCACAGGAAACTTACAAACTCGATCATATTGCTCATGTAGTTCTTGGTGAAAAGAAACTATCGTACGAAGAATACGGATCACTTCACTCGCTATACAAGCATAACTTTCAAAAGTTTATCGACTATAATATCAAAGACGTAGAATTGGTAGATCGCATCGAAGATAAGATGGGACTGATTACTCTTTGCATGACCATAGCTTATAAAGGTGGTGTAAACTATAATGACACCTTTGGCACAACTGCAATATGGGATTCAATTATCTATCGTAGACTCTTTGCAAATAAAGTTGCTGTGCCGTTTATCGAAGACAAGACTAAAGGTAACTATCCAGGTGGTTTCGTAAAAGAACCTCACATTGGTATCCATAATAATATGGTCAGTTTCGATTTAAACTCTCTATACCCGTCAATCATTATGCAGTACAACATGTCTCCAGAAACTATTATAGATGGAGATGTTGTACAATTTGATATCGAATCGGTTCTTACTGGAACTCAAATACAAACACAACCAGGCAAATCTCTTGCTGCAAATGGCCAATACTTTCGAACTGATAAGCCTGGTATTATTCCAACGATCATTGATGAAATGTACAGTGAACGTGTACAGATGAAAAAGCACATGATCAATTCTCAAAAAGAATTACAAAAGGTAGACAAGGATGACAAACAACAACTTTACTCGATTGAAAGAAATATATCGATCTATGAAAACCAGCAGATGGCTATTAAAATTCTGCTTAATTCTCTCTATGGCGCTCTTGGTAATCAGTATTTCAGATTCTTCGATCAAAGAATTGCCGAGGCCATTACTCTCACCGGTCAGCTCACTATACGTTGGGCCGAGTATTCTCTTAACAGATACCTTAACAAAGCATTGCGTAAGCAAGAATGGAAAGACTATGTTGTCGCTATCGATACTGACTCGTTGTATGTATGCCTAGACGAATTAGTAGAAGCAATTAAGCCAAATAATCCTATTGACTTTCTTGATAAAGTCGCTAACGAGGCTCTAGAACCTGAACTTGCAAAAGCATATGATAATCTATACAGCATGCTTGGCGGCGTAAGTAATCGAATGGTTATGAAACGTGAAGCAATTGCTGATCGTGGCATATGGACTGCTAAGAAGCGCTACATTCTAAACGTACATGATAACGAAGGTGTTCGATATAAAGAACCTAAGCTTAAGATCATGGGTATCGAAGCTATTAAATCTTCTACTCCTGAACCTTGTAGAGATGCTCTCAAAGAAATCTTCAAAGTGATTATATCTGGAAGCGAATCTCAGACTCAGAAAGCAATTAAACAATTTAAGGAATATTTCAAAACGCTGCCAGCTCACGATATAGCATTTCCTCGTGGTGTATCTAAAGTTCGAGAGTTTCGTGACTCTAACACAATTTACAAGAAGGGTACCCCTATTCATGTACGTGGTTCTTTACTCTATAACAAATTAGTACTCGATCTAGATCTTAAGAAAAAGTATGCAGCTATTCAAAATGGAGAAAAGATCAAGTTTGTATATCTACGTAAACCAAATACAATTCGTGAAAACGTAATTTCGTTTCCAGATTATCTTCCGGAAGAATTTGCGCTTTCTAAATACATCGATTTTGAGACACAGTTTCAAAAAACATTTCTAGATCCTATTGAACCGATTCTAGATGCAGTTGGCTGGACGTCAGAAGAAGTGTCGTCATTGGAGGACTTTTTTGGATGAGATCTAAACTTACATTTGACAAACTTATAAAAGATTATCAATTTAATACTGTGCTTGATGTAGGAGGAGGAACAGGTCCATATAGAGATTTGTTCATCTCTGAATCAAAAAAAGTCTATACTTCTGATATTAAAGAATCAGATTTCGAAGGCGATTTTAACGCATATGATTTTGGTTCAATTAAATTTGAATGCGTGTGGTGTGTACATACATTAGAGCATCAGTTAAATGTCAATCATTTTCTAACAAAAATACATTCAATTTTAGTTGAAGGAGGAGTGCTAGCAATATCAGTACCTCCAATGAAACATAATATTGTTGGAGGACATGTATCACTATGGAATGCTGGAATCCTCCTATATAATCTAATACTTGCTGGCTTTGATTGCTCAGATGCTGCGGTAAGAACATATGGATATGACGTATCTGTTATTGTAAAGAAGCGATCAATACTGAAATTACCAGATTTAAAATACGATCATGGAGATATTGAAACACTATCAAAATATTTTCCAAGAGACCTACGAGCTAATCAAGGTTTTCATGGACAAATACCTGCAATTAATTGGGATTAACTGTTTACAAACACTTAAAAATGTTGTATAATAGTAGTATAAATGGAGAAAAATATGAAATTAGTAAGATTAACCTCTGGTGAAGAAATCGTTTGCCAGGTTAAAGAAACAGAAGATGCAATAGTAATTACTGACGCATTTTCTTTGATAGCACCAGAGCCAGGTAAGATTGGATTTATTCCTTTCATGGCTTATTCTAAAAACAAAGAGTTTACAATCAGTAAAGAGTTCGTTATTCTTATTGTAGATCCAGTCGATGAGATGGTAGATCAAGTAAGAACTATGACCACTGGAATCGTAACTCCTAATCAACAAGGAATTATAACATGAGCAAAGACTGGGTAAAAGATATTCATGACATGCAAACCAAGTATCAAACTCGCGATTGGGTAGATCAAAATAGCGATAAGCACATTCAGTTTCTTAATTTTAGAGCTGACTTTCTTCAAGAAGAACTTGATGAAACTAAACGTGCTATTATGGCAGGTGATCCCGAAGAAATCGTCGATGGTTTGATCGATCTATGCGTTGTTGCTATTGGTACTTTGGATGCCTTTGATGTAGATGCATATAAAGCATGGGATGAAGTACTTAAAGCAAATATGGCAAAACAAGTTGGCGTAAAAGAATCACGTCCAAATCCACTTGGTATGCCTGATCTTATTAAACCTGAAGGATGGAAAGCTCCAAACCACGAAAAAAATTATGGCTGTCTCCCTAACGATATTCGATAGTATTTACGATAACAAAACGAATAAGAGAATGGACTACAATTCTTTTGACGAGTTTGAGTCTATTCTTTATCGTCTTGCTGATCAAAGTAAATATAAGACTAAAAAGGAAGCACCTTTAATTAGTCCTGCAATCTATCATGATAACACAACTCGAGCTAATGGCAATGTTCTTGGTTGGGGTGGATTTGGTATTGTAGATGTCGATGACTATGAAGGTTCTATTGATGATATACATAATAAGTATTCGAAATACAAATATGTTTGCTATTCTACAGCTTCTTCAACGAAAGAACATCCAAAATTTAGATTAGTATTTCCTTTGACTGAATTTGTAAAGGCTGACAACATCAAACATTTTTGGCACGCACTTAATAAAGAAATAGGAGACATCGCAGATGCTCAAACAAAAGACTTATCCCGAATGTACTACGTACCAAGCAAATACGGGAACGCTTACAACTTCATATTCTCTCACGACGGAGAAGTCATGGACCCTCAACAACTCATGGAATCTCATCCCTATGTCGTACCAAATGAATCGTTTTTCGATAAGCTTCCAACGGCTATCAAAGAAGGACTCATCGCTCACAGAAAAGGACAACTCAATAACACTGACTTTAAATGGACCGGATATCGCGACTGCCCTTTTGTAAATAAGCGTCAGATCGAAGAATATAAAATGATTTCTGGTACAGGTTGGTATTACAAAATGTATCAAATTATGGTATCAACTGCTGGTAATGCTATGAGCAAAGGTTATCCAATTTCATCAAAAGAAATTGCTTGGATCTGCAGAGATCTTGATAATGATACCGGTGGCTGGTATGGCAAACGTGATATGGAAAGAGAAGCAGAACGAGCAATTGAGTTCGTATTTAGAAACAATTTATGATGGACTTTAACTTATCAGAAATACCTTATGAAGCTTGGCATAATCGAGCTTTAGAAGAAGCTAATAAAATTAAAAAGAATAAATCTTTTATTTTGTCAGGTAGAACATTTGAGAATCTCTTATGGAGAACTAAACAAGGACATGCTTGTGAACAATATCTCATGTTATATTGTAATCATACAGATGATAAACGCGATTTTCAAGATGTGCTTGATACAGAAGAAAATCCAGTAGCCGTTAAAGCGTGCAATCCGAATTGGCTAGATCAGAACTTAAAAGATTGGGCTAAAGATAAAATAGATAATCCATGGAAAGAATGGCCAGATATTCTACACGTTTGGGGTAACATTAGTAAAATCGAAGGCATAATAAATCCAGAGTATACGTATATCGGTAAATATACATGGAGTGAAAATAAATGGAAAAAGTAGTTTACAAACACTCGAAACTATGTTATAATAGTAGTATTAAACAGGAGCAACAATGAAAGAAAGTATAAGAGTTTTACAAGAATGCGCAGAACTTCAGGACAAAAAGTCTAAAGACTATCAAAGTTCTGAATCTACTGTCGTTCAATCCATGCATTATCGTAGAGGTGTTGATACCATTCATGACATTATCTTAGGTAAAGTTATGCGTGCAACTTCACTACTTGAATCTGATCCTAATAATCCAAACTTCGAATCGCTTGAAGATACTTACAAAGATATGATTAACTATGCATCCTTTGCTGTATCTTATTTGCGTGGCAAGATGGAAGGCCAAGATACTAATCGCGATATGTTCAATAAACCTATCTCACGACAAAAAGCTCGTGAACAACTGGAGAATGCTAATGTGGCAGAATAATACTAAAGATATTGCTGAACTATTCATTAATGAACTAGAAGCTGAACGTTTTACTGTAGATAAGACTGGTGCAAAGACCATTGAGATTATCGGTGCATCGTTTATTGCTGATAAACCAGCTATTTTTGGTAAGCCAAATGAAGAATACATCGAAGCTGAACTAGAATGGTATGAATCTATGTCTACTAATATTAATACACTTGCTGATATTTACGGCAAATCTCCAGTAGCTTGGCAGTATTCTGCTAATGATTATGGCGAAATTAATTCTAACTATGGTGCATTAATTTTTGGCGACAAGTACTATAATCAATTTGAGAATGCAGTAACTGAACTGTCGTACAATTCTGATTCGCGAAGAGCATGTATGGTATACAATCGTCCATCTATCTGGACTGAATATAAGGAAAATGGCAAAAACGATTTCATTTGCACAAATGCTGTAACATATTATATTCGTGATGAAAAACTACATTGCGTTGTGCAAATGAGATCTAATGATGTTGTATTTGGTTATCGCAATGATTATGCGTGGCAAAAATATGTTTTGGATGAAATGTCTCATGAACTTATGATTGAGACTGGAGATATTCATTGGCAAGTACAAAATCTTCACGTTTATGAAAGGCACTTCGATCTTGTACGTTAATAAGTGGGATCAAAGATTTTTAGATTTAGCTCAGCATGTTGCAAGCTGGTCTAAAGATCCAAGCCGTAAAATTGGTGCAGTTGCTATAGGCGACAAAGGACAAGTTCTTGCACAAGGATATAACGGCTTTCCACGTGGTATTGAAGATTCTGAATATCGTTATAACGAACGAGAAGAGAAGTATAAATATGTAGTACACGCTGAAATGAACTGCATATATAATGCGAGTTGGAATGGAGTATCTTTAAATAAGTCAAAGTTCTACGTTTATGGTTTGCCTGTTTGTAGTGAGTGTGCAAAAGGATTAATACAGGTTGGTGTAAAATCTATTCTCGTAAAAGTACCAAAACAAGATGCTACACCTTTAATATGGAAACAACATGAAAAACTATCTAAGGAACTTTTTCTCGAAGCTGGAATCGAATATGCCAGAATTTAGTCAAGAAGAAATAGAAAATTCTAAGCGTATCTTTAAGAGTGCTACTCCAAAATACACTCTTGACTGGTACGTAAAATGGATTGCAAGCGCTTTCGTACTTACAGCAATGTCAATGCGTGGAGTCGAAGGTTTACAATTTTATGATCTGTCTTTCTCGATCGTGGGAATCATTGGTTGGTTATGGGTATCAATTATGTGGAAAGATAGAGCTTTGGTAATACTCAATGCAGTAGGATTTGCATTCCTAGTGCGTAATTTATTAGAGTATTTGACGGTATAACTATATTATATGGTGAGCTACTCTGGCCTCCCAGCCAAATCTCTCACCTTAATAAACTGATATAAAAGGAGGAAAAATTTATGTCAAAAATTAGAGTAGGCGTCATTGGCGTCGGATCATGCGCAAAATCTCTCGTAGAGGGAATTCAATACTATAACGAAAATCCAGATGACAAGATCGGATTAATGTACGATGATATCGGTGGATATTCTGTACATGATATCGAATTTGTTTGTGGATTCGATATAGACAAACGTAAGGTAAATAAAAAATTAACAAAAGCTCTTAGGGCTCAACCCAACTGTGCTATGAATCATGTGGAAAAAATCTTGACCACAAAAGAATCAAATGCTGGTTGTGTGGCACCGGAAGCAGTAGTATATTCTGCTCCTGAGCTCGATGGCATTGCACCACACATGAAAGACTATCCTGATGAAGTCACTTTTGTCAATGGTGCCATTCCTGCTGAATCTTTTGAAAGAACAGTAGAGCTTTTGAAATACCACAATGTAGATGTATTAATTAATTATCTACCTGTGGGATCAGAAGAAGCATCTAAATACTGGATTGATGTAGCACTAGAAGCTGGAATTCATTTTGTAAACTGTATTCCAACTTTGATTTCTACAAAAGATGCAGTAGAAACTGAGCAAAGATTTATCGATGCTGGACTATCAATCGTTGGTTCAGATATGAGATCTGCTTGGGGAGCTTCTCGAATGTCCGAAGTATTACAAGGAGCAATGCTTGATTCTGGATTGATGGTAACACAACATATTCAGATGAACATGGCTTGTGGTTCTACTCAAGGACAAGAACATATTCGAACAGGACGTACTGCCAATACTGACTTTTTGAATATGGCAAAACAAGATAGACTACGCAATAAACATATATCAAAGGAAAACGTCTTGAAGGGACAGAATATTGTGCGTGACGAGTCGACCGCTGGCATGACACTCTTCGCTGGACCATCACTGACGGTATTACAGAAACCAGGAGGAGATTATATTTCGTCCGATAACAAAATCGCAAATTTTGATATGGTAGCATATGGATTTGCTGGCGCAAGATATGAATTGACTGCTCGTCTATCAGTTCAAGATTCGCCAAACTCTGGAGGAGTCGTAGTTTCGGCTATTAGATTCTGTAAGGTCGCATCTGAAATGGGTATTGTAGGTTTCCTAAGAGGACCATCAGCGTGGACTCAAAAGACTCCACCGGTTCAAATGAAAACCGAAGATGCTAAATTCGAATGTGATGCGTTGGCTCGGAGAGTTCTTACGGATATGACAACTCCACAACTTAAGGAGAACAGACCGAAAGCAAAAGATTTACCACACACATTTCAGGATAGTAAGACCGACTATGAGAATTAATACATTTGATATAGACGGCGTTATCTATTTCGGCCAGGGCGTAACTGGTGTGCGTCCTTGCCGAAATGATATTATTATTACTGGCAGATCCATCGACCAATATGATTATACGATGGATATGCTTCGTAGCAGAGGCATATATAATCAGGTATTCTTTAATCCAATGAGTAGGAGCGATCCTAATTATTGCAGAGAAGAATCAGGAAGACATAAAGCAAGAGTAATAACTAAGCTTTTAAAGGTGTACGATATTGGTCTTCATTTTGAAGATGATGATGTACAAATTGAACAGATTAGGAAAGTGCATCCTGATCTAGGTATTATACACATGGTAAGAGAGGATGAGCAACTCGTCAAATATTAATTATAATTATGATTGGCATACTTATGATAAAGAGCTAATGAAAGAATTCAATTGGTTCTTACTTAAAGTCAATCAAAGAGCATGTATTCATCAAGGATACATCGATGAAAAGTACGAAGGCGTAAATCGTCATGGAGACATTGATTATGGTCTTGGAGAAAACGTAGAGTATTTTCACCCTACTATTACTCTTGATGATCGTATGAGATTTATTGGCACTCAAATAGCCAGTGCTCCAATGAGTATGATGAACGTTGTAGGTAATACATTTATCTCTCACTTTTATGGAGGAAGAGGAGTTCACTTCTTAGCTTCTGGTAAAGATGGAGAATTTGTAGACTTTGATAGATTTGCTGATGACGACCAAGAGTATATAAGATTTGTTCGAAACAATTTGGACAAAGCTATAAAGAATAGGCAACCCATTTGGGGTACAACGGAGTTACACACTTCAATTCAAACGGCCGGTCGTAATTTTTGTAGGCAGAAGTATAACGATGCTGACAGAAGTTTCCACCCTGTAGATGTATGCGAATGGGTTGCCTCCTTTCGTGATAATGGATTCTTAGATCGTATGCTTGCATGCAATCATATGAGCGATATATATAAATTATTACGAGAACAAAGAGGCATTGGAGAATATTATGGATTTCACGGTGCAGCCTCTTCATCTGTTTTACCTCAGGTAAAATATCATCACGATCAAAGATTTGTTGCACCAGGTCCAGGAGCTGTCTATACGATTAGTCTTCTGTGGCCTGATGCTCCAAAAAAACTTTATGATGAAGCAATTTATTTTATGAGAGAAAACGCTGAAGAGATTGGACTTACGAAAGGAGTAGAATTTCATCCATCAGCTTATAATATTAAATTAAGAGATGGAAGTAATTTATTTGAGCGTTCTCAGGATAGCCTTAAATACTATGGAACAGAAGTACTATCATGCCAGTTTGGAGTCTATTTACAAATTCGTGAAGATGCGAAAGCTTGTGCTAGACGTCAAGTTGCAAGGGTACAACAAACAAACACTTTAGCGAACTTTTTAACATGAAAAATATAATTAATTGTCCTTTTATACCAATAGCAAAAAGAGCTGCGTCACATAGAGGCGCGCAAGGAGTAATGTATGGAGACCAAATCAGAGAGAGATATGGCCACTGCGATGTCAACTACGGAGGCGAGCTTACGGAAGTGGATCGGTATGACGTTTTGTGGGTTTATCATGGCAATGACTGGAGTGGTGGTCTTAACATGTTTGGTGGCGTATATGGCTTTCCTTATGTTAGGAACACTGTTAACTTTTCTCAGTTCAAAGGTAAAGTCTATTCTATCGGGATCGACTTTCCGCCGTATCACCAAATGGTGCGAGAAAAGCTCAAACGAGCTGATGAAAAAGGTAAGTCTATTCAACCTGAATGGATGGAAGTAGATCTAGAAAATCTGGAACGAATGCATCTAGAAGCTGAAACTATTAAATATCCACATCCAACTCGTAAGTTAGTTGTAGGAGATAGTCATGCAATTAGTATGTATCGTCCAGGTTGGACAGTAAATAGCATACCGTTTAAAACTTTAAATGGTGCGCTTAAACAAGGACTCAAAAGCTTTATTGATATTGAAGTAGATGAAGTTGAGTTCTATTTTGGTAACATAGATATTCGACACCATGTTGTAAGACTTGGTCAAGATCCAGAGCGGCTGGCGCAGAGATATATCGAGGAGGTGAAGAAAGTATCTCTCCCTGCAAAGATCTATGAACTATTACCAATCGAAAATGAGTCAAGGAAGATCCCTCAATCAGGTTACTATAAAGGTCAACCCTTTTATGGTACATGGCAGGAGCGCACGGATGCGCGTAATCGATTTAACGATTACATTGACAAACATTATGGAATTACAAGATGGACTGACCATCTATATAACAAAGAAGGTGAATTAAGTTTTGACGTAATGGAAAAGCCTAAATCAATTCACCTGTCCAGAGAGTTCTATCCGTACTGGAATGGAATGGACAAAGCATCATTGGAGGATTTTTTAGGATGAAATGGGCAAGTATAGTACCACTAATTGGTGGTGAATCAATCGCAATGGAAAATATATTTGGTACTAAACCAGAGTATATATTGACATTTGACGGCTTTCAAGCTAATGAAGAACACTTATTAAACTGGTACGAAAACAAGGTCCCGTATTTGAATCTCTCAGAGGGAGCGAGCTACACAGAAAAAGTTAATGTGATTAATACGGTATGCCCATGTGCAGGACTGAGTTCCCTCAGTCCTTCTGCTTCAAGTAATAATCCTATGAATGACTGGATGTATAAATCAGCTGAATATGTGCTAACTGAAGTACAGCCTGATGTCTTCTGGGGAGAAAACGCTCCTAGGCTCGCATCTAAGATGGGAGAGCCTGTCGTACGTCGATTACGAAAGATTGGAGAAGAGAATGGTTATACATTTAGTATTGTAAAGACTAAATCAATTCTGCATGGTTTAAGCCAAGTAAGAGATAGAACATTTTACTTCTTTTGGAAAGGAGATCAAGTTCCATTATTCGAATACTTATTAGAAGAACCATCGATGATTGCTGATGATATTCGAAATGTAGAAAAGAATCCTGACG